CATTTGAGCTATACGCTAAAAAGGGCTTCCACCGCGCTTTTCGTGAAGACGAGATGCAGACTTCGGTGTATTGGTTGGCATGGGAAGTCACACGCAGATCAGGTGAAACTGTTAAGCCTTTCGGGATTGAGTTTATCGAGGGATTAAAATCCGTTGAGGTGTTGGACTCAGACCCTTTAGCTTAAAGCGCGATTATCCATTCACCTATTTAATAGCTCGCTTGAGCATTAGATTGGGAATCGCGCCACAGCAGTTATTAGATTTAGACCCAATAATGCTTCAAGCCTTGTTGTACGGTCTTAAAGATGAAGCAAAGGAGATAAGCGATGCCAACAGAAGTAAAGGGCGCAATCGCACTTCGTAAGGCTCTAAAAAACTTTGCTCCAGACTTAGCTAAAGAAACTCAAAAAGAGTTAGGCAATCTTCTTAAGCCGATTACTAATAAAGCTAGAGGATTTATCCCTTCACAGGCTCCCCTGAGTGGATGGGCTAAAAGTAGTTCAACAGCTTGGGGCAGTGATCGTATTTGGAATACAGGAAAAGCCAAGCGCGGTATTGGATATAAGACCACACCATCTAGACCTAATAAGCAAGGCTTCAGAGCATTAGCTCGCATTGTTAATGCTTCTGCTGCTGGTGCTATTTATGAGACTGCTGGTCGCAAGAATCCTAATGGTCGCGAGCAGGCTCCTATGGCTAAAGTTGTGCGTGAGAGTCAAGCCAACTATGGCAAGATGATTCGTTCTGGCACTAAGAATCAATCTAAAAGCAATAACCCGCAAGCAGGTGCGCAATTTATCGAAGCGATGAATAATTATGGGCAGATAGTAGATGCGAATAATCAGACTGGTGCAGGTCGTAGGTCAGGCAAGATGAAAGGTCGCGCAATCTTTAGAGCATGGAAAGAAGATGGCGGGCAGACTAACGCAGCAGTTATTAAAGCTATTGAGAACTCTAAATTAAAGTTCTATGACGCTATGGGAGTTAAATAATGGCAGTTGATCCATCAGTAGTCATTAACTTAGCAGCTGAATACACTGGCAATAAAGCCTTTAAGCAAGCCGATACTGCTGTAGGAAAACTTAATAGCAATGTCAAGAAACTTGCAGGCACATTTGGTATTGCATTTGGCGCAACGGCATTAGTCCAATTTAGCAAGACAGCAGTAAAAGCCTTTGCAGCCGATGAAGCAGCAGCCCTTAGACTTAACCGAGCAGTAGAGAATCTAGGCATTGGCTTCGCTAATCCTGCCATTGCTGACTACATTGATAAATTAGAAACTTCAGCGGCAATTGCGGACGACATTCTGCGTCCAGCGTTTCAGGGTTTGCTTACCACTACTGGCTCATTAACCCAATCCCAGAAACTTCTTAATGATGCAATTACTATCAGCCGAGCGTCTGGCATTGATTTAGCCACAGTTACACAGGATTTGGGTAAAGGTTATGTAGGAGTTACTAGAGGTCTAGTCAAATACAACTCAGGTTTGACAAAGGCTGAACTTACGACACTGTCATTCAATGAAATCTTGTCAGTTATTCTAAAGAGATCAGCTGGAGCAGCAGAAGATTACCTAACTACAACTTCTTACAAAATGGATGTTTTAAGTACTGCAACAGGAAAAGCTAATGAACTTATTGGTAAAGGCTTTGTTGATGCTTTATCTCGCGCAAGCGGTGGAACAGAAGCAAGCGATGCCACAATTTTCTTGGAAACACTTGCGGGTGGCTTTAACAGAGTAACCCTAGCTGCTGGTACTGCTATAGGAGCCATTCCATCACTTATTAAAAATGTTAAAGACCTTGGTAAAAGTATCTTTTTTGGTTTTGCTGGCAAACAAATTGGAGTCACTTTAAGCACACCCTCTAAAAAACCCATCCAATCTGGCTCTAACCTTAATAAATCAACAGCAACTACTGAAAACAAGATTGCCAAAGAAAATCTTAAAATTAACACCGCACAGTTAAAATTGGCTAAAGCCAAGTCAATCTTTGACATCCAGAAGATTCAGATTGAAGCTGCTCTCAAGGGCAAGATTTCAGAAGAAGATCGTATTCGTCTCAAGCTCATGCAAGCTATTGAAGATGAAAACATCAGCCAAATTGATAAATACACCAAAATGCTAGATGAGGCTCAAAAAAATACTGAGAAATTAGTCACCACTTTGCAAGGCATTAAGCCTCTTGATGATATCTTCAAAAACTGGAACTTCATGTCTGTCAAGGCGCAACTAGATACGCTTGAAGGTTATTTCAAGTCTTTTGCTGGTTCAGCAGCTTCAGCCTTTAACAGTTTAGGTGCAGCGCAAAAAGCTGCTCTTGGCGGTTATGTGCCATTTGTAGGGGCAACTAACGCATCTTTGGGCATTACATCTACTGGTGGGGCTACAACATCAATGCCATCAACAGTTGGGTTAGGCAAAACTGGTACAGGTAATCAACTGCCAGCAGGCGTAACCATTAACACAAATGTGAATACAGGTATTGGAGACCCAGAAACGATAGCCCGCGCTGTTGAAGATGTCATTCGCCAAGCTGTCCAGCGTGGAACATCGAGTTTGCTCCTACCAATATGACATGGCTTCCAGAATGGCGTATTACAGTAGGCACTACTGTTTATACAAATGTAACCTCAGTTAATGTCACTACTGGTCGTATTGATATTGATCGGCAATGTCAAGCAGGTTATGCCCGCATGGACATCATTAACTCAACCAATGCGCTTTTTGACATTGATGTAACCGATTCCTTAACCCTAGAAATTAAAGACAGTGCTGGTGTATATGTGCCTGTATTTGGTGGCACAGTCTCAGACTTTAGAACTTCTGTCAGAAGCCCAGAAGAAACTGGCTTTGTTACTGTTGGTTCAATTCTTGCAGTAGGTGCTTTGGCTAAATTGCCCAAAGCCATATACACAGCATCAGTAGCTCATGACCTAGATGGTGAGCAGATTTCTATCATCCTAGAAGATTTATTGGTCAATCAATGGCAAGAAGTAGCACCTGCCCTTCAGTGGGTTAATTACGACCCAACTACTACATGGGCTAATGCAGAGAATGTCGGCTTAGGCGAAATCGATACTGGGCTGTATCAGATGGATAATCTCAGCGCAGCAGACCGCAACACACAGACTTTAGTCACCCAGATAGCGGATAGCGCATTAGGTCTGCTATATGAGGACAAGCAGGGGCGCATAGCCTATGCAGACGCGGATCATAGAAGCACCTATTTAGCAGCTAACGGCTCAACCCAATTAGACGCAAATTACGCAACCCCATCCAGCGTAAAATCCATTCTACAAATTGGCAAGATTCGTAACAGCGAAATTGTGCGTTATGGCAATGACTACAACAGCACCTATTCAGCTACAGACGATGCTTCAATTACTACCTATGGTCGCTATCAAAAGAGCTACGACTCAAATATCCGTTATCTTGCAGATGTCGAGGATATTGTAGAGCGAGACTTAGCCTTGCGCTCAACACCTAGAACACAACTTGACCAGATTACTTTTAGACTCGATAACCCAACAATGCCATCTGCCCAACTAGACGACCTTATCAACCTGTTTTTTGGCGAGCCAGTAGTTATTACGAACCTACCCTTTAACATGTTTGAGGGGTATTTTTCAGGCTTTGTAGAGGGCATCTCACTTGCAGCTACACCAACTTATGTTGATGCCACTATTTATGTCTCACCTACAGACTTCTCACTTATTGCCCCAACATGGGCGACAGTAATCCCAACCAATACCCTTTGGAGTGGCGTAAATGCTACACTACAGTGGTCTAAAGCGATCGGAGTAATAAACTAATGGCAACAACAACCCCTAACTTTGGTTGGGCAGTGCCAACCAGCACTGACTTGGTCAAGGATGGCGCAGTAGCCATTGAAACCTTAGGCGATTCAATCGATGCATCATTGGTCGATCTTAAAGGTGGCACGACTGGTCAAGTCCTTTCTAAAGCTACTAACACAGACATGGACTTTTCTTGGACAACACCAACAGACCAGACACCTCTTACAACTAAGGGCGACCTATTTACTTTTACAACAGTTGATGCGCGTCTTGGAGTTGGTACAAATGGACAAGTCTTGCAAGCAGATTCAACAACTGCAACTGGCTTGAAATGGGCTACGGCGAGTTCTGGAATGCCAGCTTATACTTTGGCAGCTAGTGGTTCTTTATCAGGTGCTTCAGTCAGCGTAACTGGTTTAACTGGAACTGATTACATTGTTGAATTAGCGGGTGCAACACCAAATGCAACAGTATCTTTTCAAACCACATTTAATGCGGACACAACGGCTGGCAGATATTATAAAAACGACTCTAATGCTTCTGCGTCTTCTCTTTTCACTCGCAGTATTGGTTCAGGCACGGCTTACTATATGGGCTTTAAGGTAAACGGCGGTAATGGTGCGGCAACTGTGCAAACAGCCGACACTAATATGGGTGGCGGTCTTTACAACCAAACTACTGCAATTACTTCAATTCAATTAGCACTCAGCTCAGGTGCTTGGTCTGCTGGCACTTATAAGGTCTATCAAAGATAAGGATGAAAATGGAATATCCACAGGTTAAAGAACACAACGCAACAACTGGTGAAATTATAATGCGAGAAATGACAGAAGGCGAAAAGGCTAACTACTCATTTGAAACTGTCGAGCCAACTGTGGCAGATAAATTGGCTGCTGCTGGTTTATCGGTTGATGACCTTAAAGCGGCACTTGGGCTATAAGTGAAACACTTGACTAAGATAATTGCTCATGAAGCCGCGTTTATCTAAAGCTGCTATTCAGCTTCGTGAGCAGTTAGATGATTCCTTCCCAGATCGTGACAGGGCATCGGATGGTTGGGTCGGTGATACCCGACACGCTGCTCGCAAGTCTGATCATAATCCAGATGAGCAGGGTTGGGTTCGTGCCATTGACTTTGACGCAGACCTATTCGGTGCAGGGGTCAAACCGCATATCATGCCAGACCTTGCAGATCAGCTTCGAATCAGTTGCAAGTCTAAGGCAGAAAAGCGCATCTCGTACATTATTTTTAACGGCAGGATTGCGTCTCCCATCCTTAACTGGAAGTGGCGTAAGTACAAAGGGGCTAACAAACACACTCACCACATGCATGTCAGTTTTAAGAAAGAAGCTGACTTACTGGGTGAGTTTTATTCGATACCTATGTTAGGCGGAAACTAATGAAGAACATCAAGCATCCTGCGTACTTAGCTGCTGGAGCATTCTTGGCAGCTTGGGCATCTACCAACTTTGCAGCAGATTACCGAGCAATCCTTTGGGCTGTGCTATCTGGTGTCTTTGGATATGCGAGTCCTAAAAAGTGACACAGTCTGATTTCTTTACGCTATACATAGCAACACTGGCCATAGTCGGTGGTCTGTCTGGGTATGTCATTACGCATCTTTTATCTGAGATTAAAAGACTCAACACACGAGTCGATGAAATCTATAACATCTTACTAGACAGGTAACATTCTGCTATGGCAAGAAAAGCAAAAGAGCTAGAGGAACAGGGTTACTCAAAACTTGATGCCTACTGCATCGGATTGCATGAGTATTGGAAGTCATTGCGTAAAGCGGGTTTCGCTGAAGGTGTTGCGCTATTTATGATTACCGATACACAGTCGTATCCTGCATGGATTCTGCCAGACCCAGTCGATCCAAATAGGTTCGGCGATTACGAAGATGAGGATGATGACTAAACGCCGATACTTGGTTATCTCGGATTTACAAATCCCATATCACCATGAGCAAGCTGTTAAGAATCTTATCAAGTTAGTAAAGCGGGAAAAGTTCGACCTTATCCTTAATACGGGTGACGAGTTGGACATGCAGTCTCAGTCGCGCTGGGCGCAGGGTACTGCTCTGGAGTGGGAAGGTACGCTAGATGCTGACAGAAGCCTTGCGCAGGATATTCTCTATGAGCTCGGCACAACAGATGTCACTCGGAGCAATCACACAGACCGCCTATACCACACACTATTACGCGCACCTAGCCTCATCGGATTACCAGAACTGGAATACGCAAAGTTTATGGACTTCGCTGGACTC